GGACTTCGAGCGACCGGGAAGCGAGAGCAATTCTAAACAAGCCGCTTGGAGAGAAATTGTCGCTTGTGATACCAGAGAAGCATTCACGGCTCGTGCTCTCGAACTTGATCCAAGAACTGCAGTCACTTGCTGGAGTGCCCTTGGAAAATACGCCGACTGGAAATACCGAGAACAGCCCACGCCCTATCAAACTCCGACGGGAATCAGCATCGATATCCGAGACGTACCTAGACTCGCAGAATGGACCGATGATAACCTGTACGGATACGAGCGAGGAGTCAGGTGGGTTCATTAGCCCCAAGGACATATCGCGCGATATGCCCGAGATTTCAGAAGGTGGAAGTGATTGTGAGGAGTACTTCAATGTACTAACTGGTGATTGGTAGAAAACAATCACTGATTCTTTGGGGTGAGTCGAGACTTGGAAAAACCCTTTGGGCGCGCAGTTTAGGCAGCCATATCTACTGGGGCTCACAGTTCAGCCTAGATGAGTTCACCGAGACTGCTGCCTACGCGGTGTTCGACGATATGCAGGGGGGTCTCACATTTTTTCCTAGTTACAAATCGTGGCTTGGTCATCAGGCAGACTTCATATGCACAGACAAGTACAGAGGGAAACGCCGGATATTCTGGGGGAAACCTGCGATATACCTGTCTAATTCTGATCCCCGATTAGACAAGGGTGCAGATGTGGAATGGTTAGAAGCAAATTGTCAAATAGTTCATCTCAGATTTCCTATTTTTCGTGCCAATACAGAGTAGCTTCAGGCAGAAACGTCATCTGCGACCCAGTGTTTCCGCCTAACGGCCTAAACATGTCCACAATGTACGTATCACCCATACCAGGGCGCCCAATAGTAGAAAAACCAGGAATCCCAAACCCTGACACCGTGTTCACCGCCTCAACGCCTCCAACCTCAATGTCATTGTATTTCAAATTGTGCTTTAGCCAATGCCTATCCGTAAACTCCCGCATACACCCAACGCTGTTGCCTGAATTGATCGTCTTAATGCGATCATACCGAAACTTGAAATTTTCCGTGTCCTTGAAAGCAGTGATTGGGTCAAACCAGTCTTCACCGATGCTACCCCGCATCAAAACAGAAAGCAAAGAGCCTGCCTGACCCCCAGTAAGAGGAGACGTTTGTCGCATGACGTCAAAGCGCGACGAATCCAGAGAGTTAGCCTGGGTTTTCGAATAGCTCGTAGTCGGGATAGTGGCCTCCGGTACAACCCGTCCTTTAGCACCGAATACAATCCTCCTCCACTGCCAAGGCGTGTCATCGAGAGTTTCAATTCGGATCTTCTCTTTCAACAAGAGCATATAAGCCGTCGTAGATGTGCGACCAGCCTCAGCAAACTCGAAAAGCCCAGTAGTTCCCGTAGCAAGAGGAGGACGAAAAGTAGGACACCAAAAAATAACTTGCGGACCAGTTAACGTTATCGGACCTAAGGGCTGACCAGCGTCTCGTGGATCACTGATCATAGTATCACGCTTCTTCTTCGCTGATATATTCAAGACCCGACGTCTCGTCAACCTTCTTTTGAACGGCCTTTTTCTTATCGAAGACCTGCGGAATCGGCGCCGCCCAATGGAGCGCCTTCTTACGGGGCGGGCCCTCCTCCTCAGAAACCTGTTCCTCCGTCGGAACATTTAGTGGATGCAGAGTTTTCAACTCCCTCAAAACCTTCCGTTTACAAGCCTCGCAGATCAACTTCTGCGGATCACGCGGGTCGCTATAGTAGGCAGCAAAGGGTCCGTGCTTTCTGTCCACCAAACAGAAACTCCCTGGCGAATGATTCTGACACGTGGACGACATAAGGTGCGTGCACACTTATTCCGAATCTAGGTGGACGGATGGATGGCCTGTCAATCGGGCAGGGAACTTCCGCCGAAGAGAGTTCGATATGCGCAAGCCGAGCTTAGCGTAGAACCTCACAGAAGCCCGTTTCAACAAGAATGAGTCGGCTGACACGCACAACTTTTTTCTAGGGGCCACACTACGACTATATATACCCCAGCTGGGCACTGGGCACCGTGTTCCTATAGAGTATAATATTACCAACTCTATAGTACCCACCATGCCGCGAATGAAAAGATGCCACCCGAGAGACGGACCAATACGTTCCGATTTAGTGCACGATATGCACTACTTACCTACGCACAATGCGCAGGAATTGTACATCTCGATCTTGCTCGACATCTTGAGACGCTGGGATGCCTGTGCGTCCTTGGACATGAGGATCATGCTGATGGAGGCATTCACATCCATGCTTTTCTTGATTTCGGACGGAAGTTTACTACTCGAACGGCATCTGTTTTTGATGTGGGAGGTTTCCACCCGAATATCCTCCCGGGACGAAGAACGCCGCAAAAAATGTGGGATTATGCAGTTAAGGACGGTCGCATCCTATACTGCTCCCCGGACTTCGAGCGACCGGGAAGCGAGAGCAATTCTAAACAAGCCGCTTGGAGAGAAATTGTCGCTTGTGATACCAGAGAAGCATTCACGGCTCGTGCTCTCGAACTTGATCCAAGAACTGCA